GTTCTGCCCATACAGAATTTAGGCTTGACCTTCCGCACTAAAGTGGACAAAATTTGTAGCGATGACTGGTGGAAAGCAAAAGCAAAAATACCAAGAGCGCCTTCGCGGAAGCGGGGACGATATGCTTGTTTTGTGCCGACGCTGCGACAATTGGCGACCGCCTAGCGAGTTTCACAAGCAAAAGGGCAACTACAAAAGCACATGCAAGTCGTGTCATCGGGAAAAGTACGGCAAGGGCAGCGGTTACAAGCCGCCTTCTGAGATTAAGCGGTCTCAAGAGGCCAAAGACCGCAGGCAGTCATTCCTGAATGAGATTGTTCAGTGCGTCAGTTGCGGTGAGGGCAAGCCTCGCTCCGAATACTTCATTTCAAAGGAAAGGGGCTACTCGTATCGGTGTTGTTCACCTCGCCGCTCGGATGAGCAGGTCCAGATTGATATATCTGAGGGTATGAAAAGCTGCACGACCTGTGAGATGAGGCTGCCGTTCTCTGAGTTCAGTGCTGGCGGTGGTGGGCGTGATGGCGTTCGTAGTTCCTGCAAGTGCTGCGAGGCTGCTAGGCTGAAGTTCCACTCTGGCCGAGATGAAAGGCTATCTCAGATTAGGGATACAGACGATGGCACTGCATCTCTTGTCGTTTTGAGCCAGATGTTGCGAGGCTTATCTCACTGCGAGCATTGCGGCGTTGAGATGACGCAATCATATCCGGTTAAGTCTTCTAACAAGACCATCGACCACAAAACGCCGCTCTCTAGGGGGGGTAAGCACACATTGGAAAACATCGCGGTGATGTGTTTGGGGTGCAATTCTTCTAAGGGGAACAGAACTATGGCTGAGTTCGAGCGCGTAAAAAAAAAGACAGTGCTGTGATAATTTCTGACTCGCCATACATGACTTATGATGAGGCTCGGACGCGCAAGGTGGCTGCCGAGGCTGAGATTGCTGAACTTGAGTTGGCAAAGATTAGGGGTGACTTGGCGATTGTGGCCGATGTCGCCTCTGCTTGGGATGACGTACTGTCTGCGATGAAGGCAAAGCTGATGGCAATCCCAACGAAAATGGGGCCTGAGTTGGCTGCTGATGACGACGCCAACGTAATTCAGTTAAAGCTGGAAGCCCAGATAAGGGAATGTCTTGATGAACTCTCAAATTATGTCCCACTTTCAGACCCCACAGGCGCGACAATCTCTGTCAGCGAGCCTGAAGAAGTCGATGGAAGTGCTGAAGCCGCCCCCAAAGCTGACCGTAAGCGAGTGGGCCGACCGCGAAAGACGTCTAAGCTCGCAAAGTAGCTCTGAAGCGGGTCGCTGGCGGACTTCACGTGCGGAATATCAGCGCGGTATCATGGATGCGTGTTCTGACCCTGCCATTAAGCAGGTTGTGGTTATGGCTGGGGCGCAACTCGGCAAGTCTGAGGCGCTGTTGAATATCATCGGATACCACGTTGAGCATGACCCATCTCCGATGTTGATGATGCAGCCAACGGTTGAGATGGCGCAGTCTTTCTCAAAGGACCGCGTTACCTCTGGTCTTCTTGCGACAACCCCTAGCTTGCGTGGTAAGGTGAAAGACCCACGAAGTCGGGACAGCGGCAACACGACGCTGCACAAGACGTTTCCCGGCGGAGCGTTGAGCATGGTCGGAGCCAACAGTCCCGCGGGCCTAGCTTCTAGGCCAATTCGCGTGGTTCTGTGTGATGAAGTTGACCGTTACCCGCACTCTGCTGGCGAGGAAGGCGACCCTATTGCTCTGGCGACAAAGAGAACGCTCACATTCTGGAACAGAAAAATCGTTCTGGTCAGCACTCCTACGGACAAGAACAACTCCCGAATAGAGCAGGCGTATGAAGAAAGCGATATGCGCCAGTTCTACGTTCCCTGTCCTCACTGTGATGAGCATCAGGTTTTGAAGTGGGCAAATGTGAAGTGGGACAACGGCAAGCCAAGTACGGCGGGATATTACTGCGATGAGTGCGGCTGCAAGTGGAGCGATGCACAAAGGCGCAAATCAGTCTCTATGGGCGAATGGCGTGCGAAGACTGAGTTTCAAGGCGTTGCGGGCTTTCACATTTCTGCGCTTTACTCGCCTTGGGTGACGATTGAGGACGCTGTTGATGAGTTCCTGAAGTCCAAGCGCGACCCGATGCGGCTCAAGACGTGGGTGAACACGTTTCTTGGCGAGACTTGGGAGGAACAGGGCGACCAGATTGATGAGTACGACCTGATTGAGCGGCGCGAGGATTGGGGCAAAGACTTGCCGGAAGAAGTCCTGATGCTCACCGCTGGAATTGACGTTCAGGATGACCGACTTGAGTATGAGATTGTTGGATGGGGCCGAGGTGAGGAAAGCTGGTCAATTCGGTATGAGACGCTTTATGGCGACCCTTCCACAGCGGAACTATGGATGCGCTTGGACACGGCTCTTGGCGAGATATACAATCACCCATCCCACGGCGAGATGGTGCTGAGGTCGGCCTGTATCGACACTGGTGGCCACTATACGCAGCAAGTCTACAACTACGCGCGGCAGCGTGCAGGTAGGCGGGTGTTTGCGATTAAGGGCGTTGGTGGTGAGGGGAAGCCAATCGTGGGGAGGCCGACGAAGAACAATATCGGGAAGATAAACCTGTTCCCTGTTGGCACGGACACTGCAAAAGAGTTGGTCTATTCACGCCTGAAGATGCAAACACCGGGGGAAGGATACTGTCATTTCCCGATTGAGCGTGGCGAGGAGTTCTTTCGGATGCTCACAGCCGAGAAGAAGATGACCAAATACTTCAAGGGAAGGCCGAAACGCGAGTGGGTGAAGATTAGAACGCGCAACGAGGCGCTTGATTGCAGGGTTTACGCGACTGCTGCGCTGGCAATCCTAAACCTTAACTTGGAGACCGTTTACAAAAGGGCGCAAAATGGGCTATTATCACCGGAGAAGGCGGCTCCTGCACGGCGTCCGTCAATGCCGCGCAAAAACAGCTTCGTTCACGGGTACAAATAATGGCAAATCTCTTTGATGCTGACAATGCCCCTGAAGGTGAGCCTTTAGAAATTGTCGTTGGTGACTTCCTTCAATGGAAGCGGTCGGACTTGGTTGAGGATTACCCTCCTGCTGACTATTCGGCGGAACTTGTGGCTCGCATTACAGGAGGCGGCACCAACGAGATAAAGGTGGCCGCGACTGAAGACCCCAAATATTACCTGTTCACGGTTGATAGCGCCACATCGGCAGCCTTCACGGCGGGTTACTATCACTGGCAGCTTGAGATTACCCAAACATCCAGCGGAAACCGCATTGTGGTGGACCAAGGTGATTTTACGGCACAAGTTGACTTGGATAGCGATGCGGCAGACCCCCGTGTTCACGCTGAGGTGATGATTTCCAAGATTGAGACTATCTTGGAGGGCAAGGCCGACAGCGACGTGTCGAATTACTCGATTGCTGGTCGCTCTCTAACCAAGATGACCTTTGAGGAATTGCTTGAGGCTCGCGACCGCTACAAGCGTGAGTTTTTGCAGCATCAGAACAAAGAACTGATAAAGCGCGGCAAGTCTGGCAGCACAACGATTAAGGTGAAGTTCTGATGGGTATTCTCGACGTGTTCCGCCGCAAGGAAAAGCCTGTTCAGAAGCGGAACTACGCCGCAGCGAATAAAGGTCGGTTGTTTGCTGACTTCGTGGGAAGCAACCGCAGCGCGGACAGCGAGATTAGGTGGGCGCTAAACGAACTTCGCAACCGCTCACGCGACCTTGAGCGGAATAACGAATACTTTCGGCGTTACTTGCAGCTTCTTCGCACCAATGTGGTTGGGGACAAGGGCTTCCGGCTTCAGGTCAAAGCGGTAAACCCTGACGGGTCACAAGATGTCGCAGGCAGCCAGATTATTGAGGACGCTTGGTCTGAGTTCGCTCGCTTGGGTGGTCCGACTGTCAGCGGCAAGATGAGCCTAATTGACCTTGAGAACCACATCATCAGCGCGATGGCCCGCGATGGAGAGGTTTTTCTGCGTATTGTGCGCTCAAACACGCTCCGGCACGGTATCGGGGTTCAGATTATTGAGCCTGATCGTGTTGATGAGGAAATGAACGAGCGGTATCGCAACGGCAACGATGTACGCATGGGCATTGAGTTGGATAATTTCCGCCGCCCGATTGCCTATCACGTTTTGCTGAACCACCCCGGCGATTATGACTATACGACGCTGGCCACAGGCACAAAGCGTGCGCGTGTTCCTGCCTCTGAGATTATGCACATCTACCGTCAGG